GACAAATTTAGTAAACTTATTTGAGTTACTAATGTTTGTGATATATTCTTTGAGAAGCTTCTTTTGTGATGGTAACAAATTGCTATACTTGGTATTGAAATTTTCAATCAAAAACTTATATGCTAACAAACGAACTTCTGCACTTTGACTTCCATAAACATCCAAACTTTCTTCGCTATTCTTCTTTTCTTTTGTCAAATTTTCTACGACATATTCTCTCGACTCTAATATCTCATTTACATCAAACTTGACTTCTTGTTCTACTTGATTTTCAAATAATTTATAAACGGAAGCGTATAGTTTATAATTTGGGATTTTGTTCTTTAAAAATTCGTCAATATTATACTTTTCTTTTATCTCTTTAATAATATTATACTTTTGTTTATTCAATTCACGTTCATCCAATTTTGTTCGCGTCTGCAATACTACGTTTAATATACGTTCCGCAGAATTTGCGTCTTTGCTGGCTTGTTGGAGTATGAAATTGTATAGTTGTGCTTCTTTACCAAGTTCTTTACTTTCGTGAAAGTACTTAAACATTAAATTTTTAGTAAACGATTCATCTCTACCCGCCAAAATATCCGCTGTTATTTGGCGAGTAAGAAGCTCAAACAATATCCCAGCATTCTTAAATTTTGAATGTTTTGCTTTCTTGTGCATATTATTATTATTTATAAATATATAGTAAGTCCGTAAATATATAGGAATTGTGTCTATTCTTTTATATTTCTTTCATCCATAAAAGATTTTTCATTTCCTTCTCTTAAAATTTTCTTTTCATCTTCCACAGTATTCAACAAATCGGTTAAACCTCTGAGAGATTCCAAAGACAATGGAGATTTATTTTTATACTTGTGCGTGACCGATAAATCAGATCGTCTATTGTTTTCTAATGATCCGAGTGGGTCTTCTCCAAACCTATATTTACTGGCATCTTTTCTACCTGTTTGATCTCTTTCTGCTAATTTTGGCGGAGTTGAACTAGGTTTTGTTTCTGCTGGTTTTTCTTCACCTGCTGGTTTTTCAGGTGGAGTTTCTCCACCTGGAGGAGTATCCGAAGCTTCTGTATCCGCAGCGGCTGCGCCTGCATCAGATTCTCCTTTATCTCCTTCTTCTTTAGATTGTAAGAACTTAATAGCTGGATCGTTACCGTCTTCCTCAATTTGCTTAAATCTATATGTACCTTTAGCATCATCGACAAGTTGTTTTTGTAGATCAATCATGTCTTGATCTGATAGTCCAAAGACATTTTCATAAATCCATTTTTTACTAAAGAATTTATTTTCTTGCATGTCTTTGGAAACCTCGACTTTGCTCTTCCAAACGTCAATCTTTTCTTTTTCAAATATAGTAGATGGATTTGTTAATTCCAATGTAAAGTCAACCAATGACTCATCTCTATATCCCTGACTATATAAATGAATAACTGCAATCTTATTCAACTCACTAACAATAATACGTTGAATACGTTGAATTGTACGAGCGAAACGAATGTCTTCTGCTGCCAATGTAGCTTTACCACTTAAACTTTCATCATATCCCAAAAATGCTTTTGGAATCTTAAGTGCTGCCATCATTTTGTTACGAAGATATTCGATATCGTCTGTGCCAGTCCATTCAAGACCTGGCAAATTATCAATACTCGTACCACTATCACTGCCACGAACAGGCAAGAAGAAATCTTCTACCATGTTTTGTAAATTAAAACGTAAATTGTAATCGCCGGTTTGTTGATCCAAATATGGAGTTTTTTTCATTTGGGTCATGATTCTCTCCATGTGATTATCAACTTCATTTGGAGGAATATTACCAATATCAACTTTGAAAATACGTTTTTCAGGAGCGCGCATGATACGATGAATTAACATTGCGTCTTCCATCAAACTCAATTGTTTCCAAACACGACGGGCACCTTCCAACATACTCTTACCATATGGCAAGAAGTTACTGTCACTCAACAAACGAAAATGTGCAATTTGATAATTTTCCAAATCTTCAATCTTATTTCCGTATGGCAAATTAACTTGGAATTTTACAAAGTTTTTATTAGTTATGTGTGCATTTTCTACACGGGTTACATAATAAGTACTTAGTGGTTCTACCATGTATACACCATATTCAGGACTAATATGCAAACGTAGATAAAAATCTCCATACTTAACCATACAACGAGTCCAACTCCATAAGTTAAATTCTATGTTTAAAATATCATAGAATAAGTTATGCAATATGTTCTTGATTTCATCATTGGTAGATTTGATTTGTAGAATATCTCCCAATTCATTTCTTGTAGTACATTCATCAGCATAAATGTCCAATGCAGATGCAAGAATCGGATCCATATCCATTGTATCATAATCACGAAATAGTTCTACACGACTACTTTGATATGATAAATTGAAATCTCTTGTATATTGATTATAGGAGGTTGTGCGTAATCTATTAAAACGATCTCTTAAACTATTACGATCTGTAGCGTATTGAATTTCATCAGTGTCAATAACTTTTAGTTTCTTACCGCCAATATTGCGGACGATTACGTCGTTCGAAAATAGACGTTTCAAACGTGCAAATAATGAACGATTTCTTAATTCCTGAAATGATTGATCTGACATATATTATTCTACTATATAAGTATTTACAACAACCAAGTTAAACTTTCTTTTTTATCATTTACGGTAAAATCCATTGTCTTATGATGATCGGCAATAGGACTTACATCTTTATGCATAATAACTGGACTAGAGACTTTTGATATCTTTGAGATCATTGCTTTATTATAAGCAATTTGATCATTTCTAAGTCTTAGTGCAGTTTCACGCACCCACAAACCAATGCCCATAGACATCACTAAGTCATCATTATAACCTCTCATTGCCTCGGCTTTAGGTCCGTTCCATATAAACACATTTAGTTCTTCAAACAATCTTCTAGACTTCATAATAACTTGTTTTTGTCTGAAGAATAACTCTAAATTACTTACGATTAATGGTCTGTTTTTACTGGTTGTAGTAAATCCCGCAACTAATTTTTTATCTTGAGTATTTAACTTATTACTATATGATTTCTCTACATCTACAATAGTAAGATCTGTTGCGCTATAAAATGTATTCTGGTAATCTCTATCTATAATTTGTTGAAGTGTTCCCCATCCTACGTTATTATTTTCTACGACCAATAAAGCATTGTTATACTCCGTTGCAACGCTAACCAATAGATTTCCATAATCTTTAGTAGTTAATTGTCCTTTGTATTCAGCAACTTGTTCCATGGTTTCAACATCGATTACATGAAATGCACTGAAATCTCCTCCGTCACCTCTAGCGCAGTCTGCCGTTAATAGATAATTTCTACTATAATTTGGATAATCCCATATCCATAAATCTTGATTGTTACCTCGTTTTTCTATGGGATCTTTCAAATAAGTCTGTTTATAAAACTCAAGAACATCTACACTCACAACTTGATTACCAGATGTACTAAAGTCGCAATCACATTCTTGTGCTGCACCTTTTGCACCTGATAGTTCTGTTTGTTTATCTCTCCAAACTTGGTCTCTTTCTGGATGTAAATGCCATGGCAATCTTATAGTCTTGAAATTATTCTTGCCTTCTTCAGCTTCTACCCACGTTTTATGGAAGAAATTACCTACACCGTTTGGCGTACTCAATATAATAGCTCTACCGCCAGTAGATAGTGTATATTGTGCTGACAACCAGATTTCTTCAATACCATCGATGAATGCAGCTTCGTCAATGATTAGTAACGATAGTGCTGATGAACGACCAGCTGTACCAGCAGAGGATACTGCTTTGATTTGTGATCCATTCTTTAAACGAAGTGACAAACGATTGTCTTCCACACATGGTACTTTTAACCAAGATGGCAAGTTATCGTTAGCAAATCTAACTTTGGTAACAATTTCTTTTGCGGTTTCTTGTGTAATACTAATACAAAGAATATTCTTATCGTTGTGGAATGTCATTAACCACAAACTATAAGCCGCTGTAAGAGTACTAATACCCATCTGACGGCTTTTAAGAACGATGTTTAACTGATTATCAACGAAATCTTGTAAAGCCTCTTCTTGGAATGGATATAGTTCAAATCCAACGGTGCCTCTGATAGGATGTTGGATTTTAACGTATTTTTTCATGAAGTATATAGGATCTTCTATACACTTCTTATATTCACTTTTTATTATTTCTCTTAGATTTGGCTGACTCATATTTCTCTTCGTAAT